GTCGCCGCGTGATGCGAATGGCATCGCTGGCAACCTTGTCGGTACGGCTCGTACGTTCGGCAATGCCAAGTCGGATAACGCTTTCGAGCGTTCGCTCCTTGGCAGCAACATCGCTGGCTTTGATATCTACCGTTCGGACGGCGCATTCCGTCTTGGTGGTGTCAACCCGTCGATCACGATTGCCACCAACGGCGCGCAGGTTCGCTTCGTTCCGCGCACTCTGGACGCTAACGGCAACAACGTGGACAACCGCACGCAGCAGGTCACTGTTTCGAGCACAACGGGCGTTACCGCTGGTTCGGCTTTCCAGATTGCTGGTGTGGAAAGCGTCCATCAGATCACCAAGACCGCGACGGGTCAGCTTAAGACCTTCCGCGTTATCTCGGTGGATACCGGCACGACCATGACGATCTCGCCGCCGATCACTGGTGCCAACTCGGCCCCGACCGATGTTGAGCGTCAGTACAAGAACGTCGAAATCACTGCGACTTCGGCAACCGCGACTGTCACGTTCCTGAACCGCAACACGGCCAACGTGAACCCGTTCTGGCACAAGGACAGCATCCAGCTTCTGCCGGGGCGCTATGCGGTTCCTGCGGATCAGGGTGCCGATGTGATGCGCGGAACGACCGACCAGGGCCTTGAACTGGTCATGACCAAGTGGTTTGATACCGCCACCTTCATGACCCGTTTCACGTTCGACACGTACTATGGCGTGGTGAACTTGGCACCGGAAATGAATGGCGCAATTCTGTTCGGCCAGCCGTAACCTAGAGGCGGGGGCTTCGGCTCCCGCCCTTTGAAAGGACCAATGCAATGTCTGCTTCGCTTCCTGTCCTTGCGGCCTCGGTTGTCAGCGTTCCCGCTAACGCCCGCATCGCCGCATATTCGACCAGCTTTTATCAGATCAACCAGATCGTCAACAACGTTCGCACCATTCTCTATGCCGGTGCCGGCTCGTTTACCTCGGCGGTTTTATCGGCTTCGGTCGCCACTACCGTGGAGATCATGGGTGGTGATCGTGCCTCCACGTTCTACTCAATTGGTACGGCGGCGATTGTGCCGGAGTTTCCGTTCCAGCCCACTCCAGGCACTCTGAACGCAACCGGTACGCTGACTGCTGCTCTTGTGTTCGGCGGTATCGTCACCTCGACCACTGCGGCTGCGGTGACGGCCACGCTTGACACTGGCGCTATTATGGAAGCTGCCGGTTCATTCGTGGTTGGTGACTACGTGGATTGGTCTGTCATCAACACTGGCGGTTCGAACGCATTTACCGTCACGGCGGCTGCGTCTGGCCATACTGTTGTTGGGGCGGGTGCAGTTTCTGCCAGCACTTCGGGCCGCTTCCGCACGCTCAAGACGGCTGCGAATACGTTCGTCACGTACCGCATGGCGTGATGATGGGTGGGGCGGCGGTTCTCCTAACGTCGCCCCACTTTTTTAGGAGATAAGGCAATGCCAATGAAGATGGGTTACGGACCCAAGACCGTATCGGCCAACATCAAGAAAGAGATGAAGGCAGGCAAGCCCCAAAAGCAGGCTGTAGCCATTGCCTTGGATGTTGCCAAGAAAGCAAAGAAGGGTCGCAAGAAATGAGCGACTTTCCTGATATGGTCTATCGCACGCCGGGCGAACACCGTGCGCAGAATGGCGGAACCTTCGGCTATCTAGGCGTCAATGACGCAGCCGAGATGCAGGCTGCGCTTGCCGATGGCTGGTATCGCACCGTCGACGCGGCATTTGCGGCTTTGGAGGCCGAAACCGTGATCGAAGAGGTTGCGGAAGCCATTGATGTTGTATCGCCTGCCACCCGCGAGGAACTGGAGGAGAAAGCGCGCGAGCTTGGCATTGGCTTCAACGCGCGCACAGCCGATGAGGTACTTGCGCAGCGGATTGCGGAGCGGGTCTAGTGGGCTACACACGCCGCGACTTCATTGATGGCGCTATGGAAGAGATCGGCCTCGCCGCGTACAATTACGATGCGACCGCCGAAGAACTCAATAGCGCCATGCGCCGCCTCGATAGCATGATGGCGGAATGGAATGCGCGCGGCATTCGTGTTGGGTATCCGATCCCCTCCAGCCCCGGCACTGGCGAGCTTACCGACGAAACAGAGGCACCAGACAGCGCTTGGGAAGCCATCGTTACCGGCCTCGCGCTGCGGATCGCGCCCAGCTTCGGCAAGACGGTGATGGCTGACACGCGGGTAAACTTCGTGCGGGCATATCAGGCGCTGCTCAACATTCATGCGCAGCCATCAGAAGTGCAGCCGCGCAAGATGCCCCTTGGCGGTGGTAATAAGAACTACTGGAGCAATCAGGTATTCACCACGGGGCCGCAGGATCAAATTGTCACGGGCGATGACGGCGTTTTGGAGATTTAAGCATGTCAACGATCAATCAGCTTTCATCGGTCGATAGCCTTAGCGCGGGCGATAATGTCCCGGTCTATGCGCAGTCTCAGGGCGATACCCGCAAGTTCTCACTCACTACGCTAGTCGCGTATCTTTCGACTGCGTTCTCTACGCTGTCCGCTTCGTCCTACATTAAGGTAAGCACGGTGACGGTCGCAAATCTGCCTAGCGCGGTCACGGCAGGGGCTGGAGCGCGTGCGACGGTATCGGATGCCAGCGCCACCACGTTCAACTCTGTGGTAGCCGCTGGCGGCGCTAACACGGTGCCCGTCTTTTCGGATGGCGCAGCTTGGAGGATCGGTTAATGAGCAATGCAGTTTTCTCTCCCGCATGGGGCTCTACGCAAAGCAACGCCAACTCAGCGACTGCAACAGCGGCTACCCTTTTGCCCCGCAACGCAAATGCGA